TAGGTTGATAAACGTTCGGTTCATAAGCAACTTTACCGCCAACGCGAATTTGAGTGATTGCGTCAATAGGGCCGTGACACAAAACGTTGTGCATTCCGATGTAATAGCGATAGCCTATTGTTTGTTTTTTGCTGCTTCCCATTCTCGCGCCACCTTGCAAACTTGAAGGCTCATTGCATCGTCAATCAATTCTAGTTCTTCGATTGCAATACCTTCCTTTAAAAATTGAGTCCAGTTTAAACCGTGCTTTTTGAAAAATGCTCGCGCCCCGGGGCTGCACATTTTTGCGGCCCGAACATGAACCATTCGAACCTTAATCATTTTTTGCCACCTTTCGACTTGATAGCCTTGGTTTTAAAATGCCCCCACCAAGCGCAATTCGTCGATTTAATATCGCGTGTCCCGAATAGAACCGGAATTTCGCCGCCTTCTTCGCTTGTTGGAACTTCAATATCTTCGAGTTGTGCGGGCGGGCGTGTTTCCGGTTTAGGTCGCAAGGCAATCGAAGCGACAATCGAAATTACTAAAACCGCAATATATCCCCACATAAAACCCCCTTAAATGATGCTGTTGCCGTCCATTGGATTGCGCGAAGGTATCCAAGGAAAGCCGCCGAAATTGATAATGTTGTCGAACTTGTCTTTGCACGTTTGGCGAAGTCGGTCGCACCCGGGGTAAAGCTTTACAGCCGCACCGCCGTAAAAGTTGCCGTAATTCACACCATAACCCGCATCGTTGAAAACTGTGATTAATGAATCAAGCGGGCGCTGAATCGTCAGAACTTCGCCAACGTGTTGAACAATGAACCCTAGTGCACCGCTTTCGACATCGCGAAGCATACCGCCAAGATAATAACCATCGGGTTGAAGGGCCGCTTCGGGTACTGTTATCGTTTCATTGTCTAACGCACTAACAACGCCAGATACGGCGAACGCTTCCGGGTCTAGCCCGCAACCGCGACCGTAAAGAAAATGTCGACAGGTTTTTTGATAACGCGCTCGAAGGCCGGGGCGTTTCAAGCTAGTGAATATATTCTCGAAGCTTAAAACAAGTTTATCTTCTTTCGGTAAAATGCTTAACAGGCGACCTTTCCAAGCGACGCGAGTCGAAACGTCTGTTTGAATGAACAAAGTTATCGTCAATATTTGCTCGACGAATGTTTCGACTAATTCAACCGCGAACGGGTCGAACTTATCAATCCGAACCTCTAAATTTGACTTGTTGATTTCTTGCGATTGACCTAGCGAGCCGCGCCCAATGGTCGAAGCTTCGAAAGTTTCCGACAGATAAACAATATCGCTCGGCGCGTTGGTTTTGCGCCAAGTAGTTGAACCCCGATTAAATTCGTATAAATCTATTTTCATGCGTTTAACTCAACTATACCGACTTGACATTCGACAATGTGATTCCCAATCCAACGCAGTTCAAAACGGTCTGTATCGCAGCGATTTAAGCCGATGAATGATGTTGTCATAATATCGGAAGCGTCGAGATTTAAATCAGTGTCAAGCGTAAGTATAACAGACGACCCCGACGGCGTGAAATCGGTAATAGTTCGAACGTGCCAATCGCCCGCACTATCTAAGAATGCGATGTTCTCACGACGCAAAGCGAAGTCTAAAGTCGAGTTGTTTGCAATTTGAAGCGTAGATGTGATTGCGCCCGTTGATTCGATTCTTAAGTCGTCTTCGAATGTGGGCAACCAAAACGGACGATATTTACCAGCACGGCGAAATATCCATTCTTTCAACGCTCGAACTTCTTCAGCGTCTTTAACGTTGAAATTATACGGCGTTCTATATTTCGGATTCAACCAAGGCGAAGAAAAAGAAGGTTTCGCGATACCGAAGTCGGCGACGTCCTGACGCATATCTAAAACTTTTTCTAACGAAGAACCGCGCATAATGCCCGCATCAAAATAAATATCATCGCCAGAAAATTGAGTCGGAATTGTACCCGAAATAATAGTCGCGTTTTTAACTTGAAATGTAATTTTCAAAACAGATTCGAAGCCGTTTGTCGCTTGAGAAGGTGAACCCATGACAACAGCTTCTTTTATCGGGATTAAATAAGCCCCATTTCTAGCCGAAATATCAGTCGAAATTGTAATCGAAGTGTCAGTCTTTGAAGTTATTTCGACGGCTTCAAAGTCTTGGCTATTGTTGAATAGCAAGGCTAGGCCCGGGGCTTCTAGGTCGTGCAAAGTCGTGTCGCAGTTGATAACCGTTTGCGACGCCGTGAGATTGCCCACAAATTGACCTTCCGACCAAATAGGCAAGGCCCAATCTAAACGCAAACCGCCATAAAGCGTGTTGAACGCGTCGGCCTTCTTAATGTATTGAAGTGGAACCGAGTATTCGAAAAACTGACGCGGCTCGATGCGAAGCTCGATTCGTTCTTCCGTACCGTCTCGGCTTTCAATCACATCGGTTAAAAATTCGAAGCGTTCGACAATCGGCGTTTGTGCTTCGAATGGAAGGAACGCGAGATTCCCGAATACGCCCGAATTAATAACAGCCATAGTTTATCCTAAAACACTTTTGATTGATTCGGCGTTGCGCGAAATCTTGTTGATGAATACTTCGTCGCTGTCCGAGCTGTCCAGATAGTCGCCAACTAAGCCCGGGGCGAGAATGTTAATCTGTTTCAAGTTGACCGCAGATTTACCACTTTCCGCGCTTTGACCGCTTGCGTCGGTTGAATCGTTTTGATTGCTTGGGTTGTTTGCTGTTTCGGCCGTTTGCACCTTGGCCGCGCCGCTTGCCAATGCTTGAAGGTTGTCGACGCCGATTCGAGCCGTTGCACCCGCGTTCATTACGAATTCTTGACCATGCACAACGCCAGCGATTTCTTTGCGGCCTAAGTTGCCAGTGAAACCACCGTCTTCAAATCCCGGCATAGCTGCCAAGCCTTGAGCGAATGCGGTTGTCGTTGCAATACCTGTCGTTGCGGGTACTGAGTTTGCGCCATAGCTCGCCAGTGACACCAACGCCGCCGGGGTAGCCCATGCCGAAGCAACAGTCGCAGCCGCAGCCGTTGACGCTGCCGTTTGAGCTGCTAGGGCTGTGGTTGCCGCGCTTGTTTGCAACGCTTGAGTAACGGCCCATTGAATACCCATTTTAATAATGGTCGAAATAAGCTCGGATAGCGCGCTTCGTGCCACGTTGCGAAGTGACTCGCCCAAGTTATCACCGTAAACAATAGCTTGACCGATTGAGTCTGCAAAACCTGTCGTGATGGTATCGAACAGATTGCCGAACGCTTCGCCCATAGCTGGCAACGCGCCCTGATAGCCTTCGACAACACGACCCAAGCCAACTAAGAACGCGTCGGCCCATTCTTGACCGCCTAGTTGCAAGCGAAGGTTTGCGGCCTCAACGTTAAGTTGTGCCATTGCATTCTGATACATTTCTGTATTGATTGCGCCCGCGTGAAGGGCTTCGTTTAGATAGTTTTGTTCGGCTGTAATGTCTGTTAAACGTTGCTGACGTTCGGCGAACAGTTCGTTCAAGAACTTCGAACGCTTTTCGGCTTCGTTTGTAGCAAGAGCAAATTCGCGAACTTTATCGGCCATTTCTTGAGTGAACGGAATACCCATTTGTAAAGCTTTGTTGCGTTGCTCAATAACTTTACGCTCAACGTCTTGCGCTTCGCCTAACAGTGACGACACGCGAAGCTGTTCTTGTGACGCTTTCGTAAATTCGTGAATAGGGTTGATTGCGCTTTGATATGTGTCTCGGGCACGTTCCATAATCGCATTAAAACGAGCTTGGTCGATGATGCCAGATTTAAGTAACTTGTTAGCCGCTTGGCGCGTTAAGTTCAAAGTACGCTGCGGGCCTGTAACTTCTTTGTAAAGCTTATCAAAGATTGAATTCAATTCACCGTCGCCGATTTCTTTGCGAATTCGGTCTTTAGCTGCTTTCACTGAGTTCGCCGCCCAATCAGCCATAAATTGATTAATCGCCGCTTGGCTATCTGCGAAGCTCTTTTCGTAGTTCTCTTTGAAGATAGTGCCGAGGTCTTTCCCGGCGTCGCCGAAGTCGGTGTTCAATTGGCTGAAGTTAACGTTCTCTAAAAGCGGGATTTCGTCAAATACTGAAATCGCGTTCATTGCGCCGATAACTTCGTTCAAGCCGTCGACCGCAA